AATATTTATTAACCCGAATGAAATCAATGAGTTACGATTTACCTTAACCTACCCGACCGGGCACCCTCCATTTTTGGTTCCGGTTCCATACGACGCGCCCGTCTCAATTCCATACAAACGACCCCCCGTAAAGTGAAAAGTACTCCCTGTGTTAATAGAGTATTGGGATCACCCCGCCTATCACGTCCTATCAATAACTCCACTTTACTATATAAATTTTCTCCTAAGTATTCTCCTAGTTATCTTGTGAATCTCATAAACCAAAATATATAACCATTTGCTTTTATTGGGGTTTCTACTTATAAGATTCATCCCACAGATAGCTTTCTCATTGTCTTGCAGACAGGCTACTGCATGGGAGTTGCATTGCTGGACGAAGTATCTAACGGCGAGGTTTGGGTACCCGATATAGAAGAGGGTATCCCGCTGCCGAAAAACGCTGCGGACGCATTCCCCGAGCTTTCTCATAATGAGGAGGTTCAGATGCGTGCGGCGACTATTAAGCTGCTGGCCGACCTGAAGGGCGTGACTCTTGATCCGAGTGTAGATGATATCTCTACGGCGGAACACCTTGCCCATGACATGATCACTAATCCTAAGTTGCGTCCTGAGTATGCCAAGTATCCTAATGAAGTAATCGCTTACTTGGCGGGCATGGTCTCTCAATATAATTGTGCCCTAGTTAACGACCTTGCCGAATATAAGAATTATATCCTCAGTAAATTAGTTCACATTGTTGAGCATGCCGCCGATCAGAAGGTCATGCTGACAGCGCTGAGAAACCTAGGCGAAGTGGACGGGGTAGATTTATTTAAACGGCGCTCAGAGACAACAATATTAATTAAGCCATTAGAGGAAGTCGAAAAGGAACTACATGGGATTCTTGAAAGCTTGGATCACAAGGTACTGTCAGAAAGCACTTCGGTCATCCCTACGTGACCCCGTCAGACCTACAGAAGATACGGAATGCTCTGCCGACGATGACAGAGATCCAAAAGCGCAGGACCTTGGAGCTACTGTCACAGTATTCATCGAAACTCTCTCAAAGGACCGCGCAGACAAGCTTCCTTGATTTCATAGCTCACGTATATCCGGGTTATATAGTAGGACCTCATCATCGCAAGTTGGCGGCGTGCATTGAGGAGGTGGTGGCTGGCAGGAACAAGCGCATTACATGCAGTATCGCTCCTCGCTTCGGGAAGTCGGAGATGATCAGCTACCTTGCTCCAGCGTGGTACTTGGGGCGCTTTCCTAACCGCAAGATCATCATGGCGAGCCACACCGCCGATCTTGCCGTTAGCTTCGGCAGACGCGTCCGGAATCTAATCAACAGTGATTTGTACCACGACATCTTCCCAACAGTTTCGCTTCAGGCCGACAGTAAATCAGCCTCCCGTTGGGGTACCAACTTTGGCGGGGAGTACTTTGCAACCGGCGTAGGCGGCGCTCTCGCAGGGCGCGGTGCGGACTTTCTGATCGTGGATGATCCCCATTCAGAACAGGAAGCTAAGCAGGGTCGGCCTGAAGTTTTTGCCCCGGCGTTCGAGTGGTTCCAGAGTGGCCCGGTCCAGCGCCTCATGCCCGGTGGCAGCATCATGATCGTGGGCACCCGGTGGTCCAAAGCGGACCTGATAGGCAAGGTAATAGATCATTCACTTCGTAATGAAGACGCTGATCAGTGGGAAGTGATTGAGTTTCCTGCAGTCCTGACAGATAGCAAAACAGGTGAGGAGAAATCCCTGTGGCCGGAGTTCTGGCCGCTGGAGGATTTGCTGGCGAAGAAGGCCAGCGTCGATGCGCGCTATTGGTCAGCCCAGTACATGCAGAACCCGACCAACGAGGAGGGTGCCCTCATCAAGCGCGAGTGGTGGCGGGAGTGGGAGCCGGAGGAGCCACCGCTGTGTCAGTTCACCATCATGGCCCTCGACGCGGCGCAGGAGGCGACCAACCGGGCTGACTATAACAGCCTGACCCTGTGGGGCGTGTTCATGAATGAAGAGGAGAAGATGTACCAGATCATCCTGCTCAACGCGGTGCGCGAGCGGCTGGAGTTCCCTGAGCTTAAGGTGATGGTACTGAAAGAATATAACGAGTGGAAGCCGGATAGCCTGATAGTAGAGAAGAAATCTAATGGCGCGGCGCTCTATCAGGAGATGCGGCGCATGGGCATCGGCGTGTCGGAGTTCACCCCGTCGAAGGGGACTGACAAGATTTCAAGAGTTAACTCGGTGTCAGACCTGTTTCAGTCAGGGATCGTGTGGGCACCGAACCGCCGTTGGGCACGCGAGCTTATAGAGGAGTGCGCTTCGTTTCCGTCAGGTGAATACGACGATCAAGTGGACTCCATGACCTTGGCTCTGATGCGCTTTCGGCAGGGCGGCTATGTCCGCATAGAGAGCGATGAGAGCGAGCCTGTCCCGATGTTCAAGGGACGCAGTACTTATAAGGGATATTACAACGTATTATGAGTGTAGATAAGGGATTAATGCAGGCTCCGCTCGGCATCGCTCAGATGCCTGAAGACCCTATTACCGTGCTGATTGGTGAGGATGACGACGGCGATGCGCAGCAGGATGTGAAGTCTGACCAGCCTAGCAAGGAGTTTGATGAGAATCTTGCTGAGGACATGGAAGACTCAGTCCTGTTATCCATTGCCACTGAACTGTTGAAAGATTATGAGGACGATGTCGCCTCGCGCAAAGAGTGGATGGAGACCTACACCAAGGGCATGAATCTCCTCGGGCTTAAGTATGAGGAGATGACGGAGCCTTGGGCCAACGCCTGCGGCGTGTTCCACCCCATGCTGATGGAGGCGGCAGTCAAGTTCCAGTCCGAGTGCATCATGGAGACCTTCCCTGCTGCCGGGCCTGTCCGCACCGTGATCATAGGGAAGGAAACACAGGATAAGAAAGAAGCTGCTGCACGCGTCGAAGCGGATATGAATTATGAGTTGACTGAACGGATGACGGAGTACCGCCCCGAGCATGAGCGGTTGCTGCTGGCGGTGTCACTGAGCGGCAACGGGTTCAAGAAGATTTACTTCGATCCGTCGTTCGACAGACAGACCGCTCCGTTCATTCCGGCTGAGGATGTGATCGTGCCCTACGGGGCGACCAACCTTGAGCACGCTGAACGCATTACTCACCGGATGCGCAAGACACCCAACGAAGTGAAGCGGTTGCAGGTAGCTGACTTTTACCGCGACGTGGAGCTAGGCGAGCCGGTCGCCATTATTGAGGAGATGGACAAGGCCAAGAAGCCGGGCGAAAGCCCAGTGTCGGCCATAGTCGATAAGCGGTTCCAGCTGCTTGAGATGAACGTTAACATGCACTTGGGCGACCACGGCTATAACGACAAGCATGAGGATAAGAATCAGATTCAGATTCCCTACGTGGTCACGATTGAGAAGGGCACGCGGGAAGTGCTGGCGGTACGGCGCAATTGGCGCGAAGACGACGATAAACTTAAACAGCGGCGTCAGCATTTTGTCCATTACGGATATATACCGGGCTTCGGGTTTTATTATTACGGGTTGATACATCTGATAGGTGGCCATACCCGTGCTGCCACATCACTACTCAGACAGCTGATTGACGCGGGCACGCTGTCTAACCTGCCCGGTGGACTGAAGGCCAAGGGGCTGCGCATCAAGGGCGATGACACGCCGATCAAGCCGGGCGAGTTCCGTGACATTGACCTACCGAGCGGGACCATTAAAGACAACATCCTGCCGCTGCCATATAAGGAGCCGAGTCAGGTCCTGATGGCGTTGATGGACAAGATCGTGGAAGACGGTCAGCAGTTCGCTGCATCGGCTGACTTGAATGTGTCTGATATGTCGGCCAACGCACCTGTTGGCACCACCCTCGCCATTCTTGAGAGGGTCATGAAGGTGATGAGCGCGGTGCAGGCCCGCATCCACAACACCATGAGACAGGAGTTCAAGCTCCTCGCAGCGATCATCCGTGATAACACATCACCGGAGTATGACTATGATCCTGACAGCGGTGATCGTGGAGCTAAGCAGTCTGATTATGATATGTGCGACGTGCTACCCGTATCAGACCCTAACGCGTCTACGATGGCACAGAAGATTGTGCAGTATCAGGCTGTACTCCAACTTGCGCAGGGTGCGCCAGACATCTACGACATGCCGTTCCTCCATCGACAGATGATAGAGGTGATGGGGCTTAAGAACGCTAATAAGATCGTGCCGATGGACGACGACATGAAGCCGGTCGACCCAGTCAGCGAAAACATGGATATCCTGAACATGAAGCCCGTCAAGGCATTTATGTATCAGGATCATCAGAGTCACCTAGCAGTTCATATGGCTGCTATGCAGGACCCGAAGATCATGACGATAGTCAGCCAGAATCCGCAGGCGCAGGTGATTATGAGCGCTGCTGCCGCGCACGTCATGGAGCATCTGGCGTTTGAATATAGGAACCAAATACAGCAGAAGCTTGGCGCGGATTTGCCGCCACCTCCTGATCCAGATACGGATGAGGGCTACCTTGATCCCGAAACAGAGGTGCAAGTCTCACAGCTTGCGGCAGTGGCCGCACAACAGTTGCTTACTGGTAATACTGCTGAACAGAAAGCTGCACAGGTCGCTCAACAGCAGCAGGACCCAATTATACAAATGCAACAGCAGGAGTTGCAGCTTAAAGGTCGCGAGGTGGATATCAAGGAGAAGGCAGCCAATCAGGACGCTCAGATAAAGCAGATACAGGCGCAGGCCGACCAGCAGATTGCCGCCGCCAACGTCCAGAAGGCGCAAATGGAATCGCAGATTAAACAGCTGGATTTACAGATTAAAGCGCAGGCGCTTGAGCTTCAGCGGATGGAGCAGGAGCGTAAGGGCAAGAAGGACATGACCGACGCCGCTGCTAAGGCGGATGAGATATCTCTCAAAGAGAAGGATCAGGAACACCGTCACCAAATGGATGGTGCAAAACTTGGGGTCGATATATCTAAGCATCGTTCCGAGCAGGAATTAGCTGGAGCGCAGTTAGGAGTACAAATTGGGCAAGATAAAGCTCAGCAGCAACACGAGACTAGTAGACACGCTAGTGAAGCTATTAAACATATCTCCACCCTTGAACACCAAGCTGATGAGGGTCGTGCTAACCGTGCCAACGAGCGCACCAAGGAAGAAGCTAAGCAAAAGCACGAAGCACATCAAGCGGCGGCGGATCGTACGCACGAACTCAAAGTAGCCAAACAGCAGGCTAAAGCTGCTGCAAACAAACCTGAAGGGGAGAAGAAGTGAGTAATGATGTACTAGAGCATTTAAGTCATAAGATTAAAGATGATAGGGAAGGTCTAACGGAGCAGTTGGCGCGGGGGCTGGTCAAGGATCATGCGGATTACCTGCATGTCGTTGGTCGGATATCGGCGTTAGATGCTATCTATGCTGAAATTAAAGATATTCAAATTGAATTGGAGAAGGAATGATGAGTGACGTTGCGGTTTTAGAAACGCGTAAGGAGGCTGAAACAGCCACGCAGATACCTACACCAACGGGATACCACGTCCTGTGCATGGTGCCAAAGGTAGATGACATCTATAAGAGCGGGATTGTGAAGGCGGGTCAGACCATTCATACCGAACAGCAGACTACTATCGTGCTGTACGTGGTGAAGTTAGGACCGGACGCCTATAAGAACGAAGTGAAATTTCCTACCGGGCCGTGGTGTGCGGAGGGGGATTTCATCATTACCCGCGCTTACGCGGGCACGCGGGTATTAATTCATGACACTGAGTGGAGAATCATCAACGATGACACTGTGGAGTGCGTAGTTGACGATCCACGCGGCATTACATTGGCTGGCAAGAGCCTGTGAAGACTAAGGAGGAGAGGGCGGCATATCAGCGTGCGTGGCGTAAGCGAAACGCCGCTAGCAGGCAGGCATCGTTGCTTAAATATAAAGCGGCGCATCCGGGTGCGAACAACGAGGCGAAGAAGAAACAGTATGCGAAGGAGCCGGATAGGATAAAGACACGTAACTTAGCGTGGCGTAATAAGAATAAGGAGCAATGGCTGGCATATTGCCAGAGGTTTTATGCGGAAAATCCTGAAAAATGGGCGGGTTATCGCCAGAAGTATTATGAGGCTAACCGTGGTAAGGAAATAGCCCGG